TTGGCATCTTAGGGAGTATGTGTACACCCTGATCCACAACTCTGAAGCCAGAACAGTTGATTGTTACAGCTTCATAGGAAGTTGTAGCGATTTCATCTGCACTGAATCTACCAAGGATGTGTATAGGTTCAGTTCCTATATTTACTCCATAAGAACAGCTCTCAAAGAGACCAACAACCTGGCCGTCTACGCTAATTACTGCCCTGGGGCCTGAAAGTGTCTTTGCCATTTTATTCTCCTAATTGCTTATGCACTCTGTTGTACTTGGCTAATATCAATAGATATTGGGATGAAGAAGATTGTAGTAGCAAGCTTAATCTCCACCTTAACAGTCATAGTTGGACCATCTATAGTGATGTCTTCATTTTTATAACCGAGAGGAGCATCATCGCTGGCAGCAATAAGCTTGATTCGTCGGTAAATATCCATCTTCTGAGCCAAGAAAGCTAAAGCATCTGCACGTGTAACATCAGCTAAAGACTTACCAACAAATTGAGTTTGGAAGCTTTCAGCAAGATCAAGAGCAAGAACGTCAGCAGCATACACAGCTTGTAAGCTGTTGTAGACGAAGTTGGAATCAATTCCGTATGTTGACTGATCGCTTACCCACTTAACTCCTGCAGTAGAAGATTGCAATACAAGGAGACCAGCAAGAAGAGCTTTCTCAACATCGCCTGGTGAACCACTATCAAATCCAGATGGGTCTCGATAGGTGATTACGTTAGCTAGTTTGTTTGTAAATGATTTATAGAAGCCAGCAGCTTGCATTCCAGCAGCGATACAAGCAGAATACCAAGGAGCAAAAGTCTTAGTTTCGCCCTTGGCGTTTACTTGGTCAACATCTTGGAAAGTGAGGTAGCATCGATAAGATGCTAATGCAGCAGCTTTTGCTTCAGCATCAGTATAATCACCTTTGTATGATAACATAGCAACTCGGTGACGCTTAAGCTTTGAAGTGCTCATTTTAAGAACATGGCTCTTAGTGGCGGCATGAATAGCATCGATGGTATAAGTAGAGCCAGACTCAGTCAAGTTATCTGCAATATCAGCAGTAGCATTTCGGCTAAAAAGAGGAACTACAAAGTTGACAGCAATACCTTCAAGTTTTGTAAGAGCATCAACGATATTAGCACCTGAAGTAGAACCTTTGGTACCGCCACTTAAGAAAACATAATTATTCATTGGGGTTGGAAGACCATCCACATCTGTAGGTGTAAACTCCACAGCAGAGCTTGTTGCAATAGCGTCTTTGAAGTTTTTCAAAGATTTCTTAATACGTCCAGGCTTCAAAGAAGCACCAGTGGCACAGATTCCGATGTTCGTCACTTTATCAATATCACGAGGAGACATTTGAGCACCAAATGTTGTCGCAGAAGCAGAGTATCCAGTTTGTGTCGAGATGTAGGATGCAAGGTCGGTCACGGTTGCGTACTGGGTAAGATCGATAGATAAGTTACTGCCTGAACCACCAGTTACAGTAGTAGAAAGTGTGTCGCCAGAGATAGAAAGAGTGGCAGTTGTTCCTGCATAACCGATCTCCAGAGCGACTTGGCCTTTTGCTTCTAGTGTCTCGTCTAAGCCAATATCCGAACGGATAACAGAAACTTCGATCTCTGATTCAGCAGCAGACTTGTAAAGTCCAGGAGTCAAATTAAATACTGAACTGGTTGTGGATAGGATTTCAAGAGTTTTACCCCAACCCTTTCTATAGTTTGCAGTGTCGGCGTCTACGGTTAATTTGAATGTGTTGGTAGCGGTACCAACAGATGCTGTTATGCTATACAAGTTCAAAAGACCGTTAAGCTCACTTACAAGTGAGTTGATGTTGTTATGGTTCGCAGGTACGTTGCTAAGCGTAATAGTTTGGACTGCACCGCCATTCATTCGGAAATTTAACACAGCATTGTCAAATGGTGCACCAAAAGTACTTATAGTTCCAGAGGTAACGGAAGGAGTGACTTCAAGCTGGCTTGCTACTACCTTGTATTTGATCTTATTTCCATCTTTACCAAAGTTTTTAGCTTTTAAAACCCCGTAGTCTGTATCTACGATGGTTTGAGCTTTAGTTCCCGCATTGGTCTTAAGGATATAAACTTTGTTTACTGAACCAGTGATATCTGCATCCGCAGAGGGCGCACTTAGTGCACGGAAAGCTTCAACGATAGGACCAGCAACATATTTTTGCTGAACCTGAGAAACCTGATCTGGAGTGTAGAAGTTGCTTTTTAAACTTTCGTTTGCAAAACTTTCTCCACCATCAGCTTCACCGATGATTGCAATGACGCCAGTGGCACCAATTCCTACTGGAGTTGATCGAACGTGCTGTTCGAAATAGGCTCCAGGGATAACTGTATTGATAAATGATGTAGTAAGTCTGATTGCCATCTTTGTCTCCTACCTACTTCTTAAGTCCAAAGTGCTCTAAACCTTTTTCAAAAAGCTCAGGCGTATCATGCCCAGATGCTTTTAGATGTGCCCAGAGAATATCCTCAAGGTCTTTTGTTCTTTTATAATCTTTCTTAGCCATTGCCCAGAAAGCTGCAAAAGCTGCCCTAGCATCCTGTTGTTGTGGATCAGCAGGTGCTTCAAAATTTGATTGACGAGCTGCTCGAAACTCTGTTTGTTCTTTTTCTAGAGCCTCTCTCACAATCTCTTCTGTCGTTTTCTTGTCAGGATTTTTCTTTCTTCCCATTTCATTTTCCATTGTTCTTTTCCAATTTTTTAGCTCGTTGTTTTTCTAAAAATTTTTTCAATTGAAGAGGTTGTTTTGCTATAGCCTTTGGTTGTCCTGCTGGGGCTTTAGGCTGCGGAACCTTAACTTCTGCCATCTGAGCTGTAGTTTGATTCCTTGGATCTGCTTTATCCATTTTGCTCTCTTTATCAGCCTCTTTTGCGGACATCTCGGCCTTTCGAAGGTGGTGCTCAGCCAATTCCTTAGCTCGAGCAAGGATGCCCTCGGCGACTTCTTTTGCTGTGTATTCCTTTTTCTCTTCCACCTTAACTCCTCAACCCAAAGATTCCTGCCCTATATAAAGGGCAATGTTTTCAACAACTTCCCCATACTATTTTGGTCGTTTATTAATCTTTTGGGTTTTCTTAATAGACAAATTTTCAATAAACTGTTTGAGTTTATGGACTCCTTTTTTGGGGCTTTCCATACCCTCAGATTTACCAACCATTATGTTGCTGTTTTTCTTTTTCTTCATAGAGGGAGCTTTAGGGACCATACCTAGCTTTGCTTCGGCCTGAGCTTGTTTTTGCTGATGAATCTCCGCAGGTGAGGTATCTTTATGTAGGACACTTTCTTTTGTAGCTGGTACCTCACTAGAAGGAGTATCAACTTTCATATTGGGGTCAATAATATCTTGAGCTATATGGTTTGCAGCCTGAGCCAAACCCTGCTTAGAACCTAAAGCCTTTCTAAAAGCTTGATATAGTGATTTTTTTAAATCCTCGTAACCCATATAGTAAAGATTGCCTCCCGTTAGTCCTCATCATCCTCGTCATTTCCATCGGTCGTGATCCACATATCATCTTCAGTATTCAATGAATCAGGGCTGTCCAGATTAGAATGGATCTTGATGCCTGTGCGAAATCCGTTTTCAGTTTCCTCGCCAAGCTCAATAGCCTCGATAATCCTATAAGGAGTTTTAAGCCAGCTATGCTCTACCTGACCTGTCAGGGTGATGTATCTGCTAAAAACATTTTCTCCGCCTGGACCATCAAAATTAGGATTTTGTATAAGATCACTACTGCTCACAGAGCTTTGCATGAATTGTCTTCCTTCTAGAAGACTTTCACGATACCTTAAAATCGTATAAAGTACGATCGCGTGTAACCAAAGTAATGGTGCTGGGTCTCCATGTACATGGCACCCAATAGAGTAGGTTTCTTGAAAAAAGGAATGTTCTCGTCTAGCTCTGTAGATTTGATATTTAGGGACCACACCAGCACGAGTAAGAGTAAGGTTAAGGTTTTGCTCAAGACGGACACCTTCAGTGGTCACTTCTTGGATAATGTATCCATTGCCAGTGTCTGGATCTACAAGGATTTGGCCAGGACGAACACCTCTTTTTTTTACGGAACTAGGGAAAGTAAGTATACCAGTTGCTGGGTTATATGACTCAGGAACGAATGGTTTTACGATATAGGGGATTGGCTTACCTATCTTGTTGGGCATCAAGGTTTCGATTTCAGTAGAAAGATCGCCAAGGTGTTTCATTTCTTCTTTTTCTGTGGATGAGCCTAAAGCAATCGTCACACAAGGGAAATGTTCCTTGTCGTTTCTGAATTTTAAATTGACCTCGATCTTGTTATTGGCGAACCAGTCTTTGGCTGCATCTATTTCTTTCTGGCCATACTTGTTTTTTAACGCAGGTTCTGTTATGAAACTTGCAAAAACGTCATCAAGAAGCCATAGGTTTTTTCTCATATCCTCTAAACCTTGGCGTATCGCTTCAGCGATTATGACATCACCAGCAAATATCATACAAATACCCCTATGCCTTTAAGATTGCTGCGTTTATTTCGAATATCTATCCAAGATAGATGGCAATATTTCATCGTTGAATACTTTTTCTGCCCACTCTAAAGCTTCATCCATAAACTTTTTCGGTTCTATGCCTGGATGAATCCATTTAGATCCCTTCATTTTACTGCTTACTGTTCTAAAGGTCATAATGTCACGGCGAATCTTACCAGAAGGTAGCTTCCTTTGATATATAGTCAGACCTTCTAAAACACCATGGGACGCTCTTTCGCTTGGTTTGGGCGAGTTTATGCCTCTTATAGTATGCAGACGCCCGATACGAGGGCTGCCGTCAGCATTGTATTCGATTTTCTTGTATGGAATATTTCTTGCCTTTAGTTCAGCCTTTATCTGGTTTACCAACATCGAAGCATTAGCTGAAGTTTGACTTGGTGCTTTCCCATGATCAAAAGGTATTGCTTTATATCTAGAACCATCCTTAGCTATTTTCGCATTCTTTCGGAGTAGATCCTCGGTCATGTCTCCAGAATTATGAATCACTATGCCCGAACATACAAAACTGCTGCCTTTTTCTACTGTTATATCCCATCTTCTATTTAGAGGACTATATTTAGATTGTTTTAGTTTTTTGA